TAGACTAAAGTGGTCTAGAGGTATACAATGTGTAAAGTTAGTAATACCAACGTTTAGAGAAAATACACAAAGAAATTTGCCCCTCTTTTTGCCCCTTATAGCTTTTAATAAAGGCTTTTTGCCCCTTTTAAAACATAAAAAAAGAGCGTTATTTTACGCTCATTGATATATATAAATCATCTAATTTACTTGATATACTTTCCTTGGAGCTTTCTAGTACATGAGTATATGTGTCTAAAGTTGTTGATATATTACTATGTCCTAGTATAGTCTGTACTTTCTTAGGGTTCTCGCCTAATTCAAATAATCTAGTAGCAAATGTATGCCTTAAATCATGGAATTTCCTAGCTTTTAGGTTATTATCAGATAATATTTTAATGAATTCTTTTCTAATATTCCCAACATCTAAATACTTGCCATATGTGTTACAAAATACAAGTCTGTTACTATGATACATATTGGCTAATCTAAGTCTATTCTTTGATTGATATATTTTATACTGTTTTAATTTATCCTTTAAAAACACTGGTATCGGTATGGTACGAATACTACTTACTGTTTTAGGGGTCTGAACGAATATTTCCCCATTACCTCTGCCATTTTTACTGACAGTAGTTGTATAATTAGCAGTTTTATTTATAGATATTGTATTATTATTGAAATCCACATCATTCCAAGTTAAAGCTAGTAGCTCACCTCTTCTCATTCCAGTATTAAGAGCAGTGATGAATAACATCTCAAACTTATGACCTTTTATAGCTCCAATAAATAATTGTTGTTCTTCCAATGTAAAAGGATTAATTCTATTTGTACGCTTTAATTTATCCTCTTCTTTTTCTGTTGGTAGAACTATAGCCCTCGTAAAGTCTTTAATTGTTAAGTTATTATTATATGCATATCTAAGACTAGGAGCTATTATCTTATTTATTTGTTTTATGGTATTTACTGAAATACCTTTCTTTATTAGAGCATTGTAATACTTCTGTATATCAGTTTGATTTATGTCTTTTATATTTATATCTGAAATAGAGCTATCTTTAATATAATTTCTATATAATCCCTCATACCTTTCTTTGGTGGAGGGTTTTTTATTTACGAAATTTACTTCAAATAACCAACTCTCAAAAAAGTTCTCGAAACACTCTTTATTACTTTGAACACCATGATCTAATTCATAAGTTAAATCTTTAATCTTTTTATCAAGTTCTTTTACTGTATTTCCATATAAATCTTTTGGCGATTTTAAATTCTTATGTCTTAATCTAAAGAAATAATATTCTTTGCCATTTTTTAACTTTTTCTTATATGTGGTTTTAGCCATAAATTATATTCCTCCTTTATTTTTTTATTTTACTAACCAAATTACTTGTCTTTTGTCTACCTTGCCCTAAAGCCTTGTAATATCAAGGGTTGAGGTAGACTATGGGGGTAGACAGCTTTTGTCTACCTATGGTTTGAAATACATATAAATATCTATTTATTGGAAAAATTAGTCTATTTTAGAACCTAAAAGTAGTTTTTCTCTTTCAAAATTAGCCTCTATAATTTTATCAATATCATTGATTATTTGCTTCCAATCGCTGATATATTTTAAATTTTTTTCATTAGCTTTTCTACCAATATAGGCAGAAATTAATTTTGTATTAGAAATTTCCTCTGTGCCAAAGTCGGTTTCATCAAAAGCTTTTTTTGAGAAAACATGAGCAACTCTTCCTTCATCATTTACATAAGTATCACTAGTTCCAATTTTTTCTATACCTAATAAATCGGTTACTGGAACTTCAAGGCTGTTTGCGATTTTTTCAGCTATCTTAAAGCTAGGTTCCCTATCTCCCGATTCGTATCTTTGAATTGTATTTACAGACAATCCAACTAGTTTTCCAAATTCAGCTTGCGTCATTTTTTTATCTTTTCTGATTTTTTTTAAATTGTTACCTATGTCCATTTTTACAGCCTCCTAGTGTTATTTCTTATTATTATACACCTATTTGAAATAAAATAAACCCATTTAGATATATTTTTTTGAAATTAATATTGACATTACACCTAAAGGGGTATAATATATATTTAAAGACACCTAAACGGGTGAATTAAAACAAACCTGTTTGTTCTTAATAGGTTGAAAAAAATAACAGGAGGTAGAAGATAATGTCTAGCGAAGTCAATCCTATATTATTAACACCTATGCAAGCTAAAGATTTATTAGGCATAGGAAGAAACGAGATATATAACTTATGTAAAAATAAAAAATTTCCATCATTTAAGATAGGAAAAAAATATTACATCAATAAAGATAAATTACAAGAATGGGCTGATAAGCAATGCAAATAATTAAATTTGAATTAGAAGAATTAGAAAGTTGTTTTATATCCTTGGCTTATATGTTCAAGAATGAAGAAGCTAGAAAAGAATATACAATATTAAAACTAGATAATAAAATAGAGTTTCCTTCAAATGAGTTAGATATTATATCAAATATACTTATCAATTATTTAGAGGGAGAAGATATATTATTAAACTTTGAAGTTGTTAGAGAGCTTAATCAACATAAGATATACTCTGACATCGTGGAATATTCTAATAATACTATGAGTGAACCGTATCATAAGGCTTTTATTGATAAGATAAAGCAAAATAGGGATAGAATAGGCAACGTTTCATTAATTAAGTATACAGATAGTAAACAAGCTTTCATGTCGTATATAGGTGGAAACTTTAAATCACTTATAAATTCAGTTAATGAGTACAAGTTTATTAAATGGAATGACAAAGCATGGATAAAGCATACAGAAGAAGAGGCAAGAATTATTTACAATGATTTCATTAATCAATGTGAAGTAGAACTTCAAAATTCAGCTAATAAGATGAATAAAGAAGAATACTTAAAATTAGATAAAAAAATTAGAAGTTGGGATAATAAAAATCGGGTTAATGAGGCTTTAGACAAATTAAGGCGTGATAAAAGATATGTTATTAATCTCAAAACTCATAATAAAAATGAGAATATAATTTGTTCCAAGAATGGATTTATAATCAACCTAAATAATGGAGAAGTAAAAAAAGCTTATAGAAATGATATGATTTTAAATACTTCAAAATATGAGTTAGTTGATAAAGAAAAGTCTATAAAATTTATGAATGAGAAATTGAAATTGTATAAAGATGTACTAGGAGCAGAAAGATTAAATTTTATGTTAGATTTAATAGCTTATAAAATGCTAGGAAAAAATCTACAACTAGCAATATTTATGATAGGAGCTGGAGCAACAGGAAAAAGTACATTTAAAAATATCATAAAAGATTTATTTGAAGATAATATAACTAATGTACCTTATGAATATTTTACATTAAGCCATAGAGGTAATGATGATAAATCAAGAGATGATTTACTTGTATCTCTAAATGATAAGCTATGGGGAATATCTAGCGAGGGAGAAGAAGATTATATAATCAGTCAAGCAAAATTCAAGACTATATTATCAAACTCAACTGAAATGGCAAGACCTACAAGAGGAAATTTAACAGAAGTAAACTTACAGAAATTAGATTTATTAATTGATACTAATACTATCCCTAAATTTGCAAGTTTTGATGACGCAGTAAATAGAAGGTTACTATTTGTAAGATTTATGAATAAAATTCCTTTAGAAAAGAGAAATGCTAATTTTTACAGAGAAGAGATAAAGCCAAATTTTAGTTATGTGTTTTCATATTTTATATATAGAGCTATTGATATTCTAGGCAAAGAGTTGACAATTCCTAAATGTATAAAAGAAGATACACAACAAAATGTAAAAGAAATGGATTCTTTATTAAAATTTGCATTAGAGATAATAGCTCCATTAGAAGGTTCTCATCTTGAGTGTGAAGAAGTTGAAAAGGCATATATAAAATTATGTAATAATGAGGATTTAGTTAATATAATTCCAGAAAGTATAATGGGAACAGCTAAAAGCTATAATTTTATAGTTAATAAACTAAGAGATTTTAAGGGATATGAAAATATAAGAAGAGATAGAGTTAGTGGAGGAAAATATCAGAAAAAATATATAGTCAGAGGGGTAGTTTTCTTAGATGAAGATAATAATAATCCGTTTGATGATTAAAGGAGGAAAATAAATGTTAAAAACAAATTATAAAAGAAGATTTTACAAAGCTGTTGAGGTGCTAGAAAATTGTTCAGATGTAAATATCAAGAATAAACAAGGTGTGGTAATGGAATTTGGAATGGCGATAGATGACAATGCGTTCATTATGTATCATTTAGAAGAAGGTATAATAAATTTTTATCATAATGATGACGTTATATTATCATTTGGTGATGATAGTCCATTAATATCAATGTTTGAAGGGCTGATATTCTGCATTAACGAAGAATAATAAAAAAGGTAGCACTCATAATGAGATACCACCAACATAGCAACTTGATTGTATCTCATTTGGGTGTATTTGTAAAGGAGAAAAATAATAATGAAGTTAAAAATTTTAGAATACTACATTATTCTATGTCTAGAAAAAGGCATAGAGCCTACATGGAAAGAACTTAGGAAATTTCAATTAAATAATAGATAGGAGAGGTACAATTATGAATTTAGATAAATTACATGAAATAGTAAAGGATATTATAAACAGAGAGGCAGACATTGAATTTGAGTATGACTTTGAATATATGACTGAGGAGGAAGATGGCGAGTATAGGAAATGTGTTAATACTATTCGTAAGTTGCAATCAGAATTAGAGAGTAAGTTAGATGAAAAAGATAAGAAAAAATTAATAGCTTTAATTGATGCTTTATATTTGCAAGAAACTTTAGAGTCAATGTATTATTTTGAGCGTGGAGTTAGGAAAGGGTTAACTAATTTATGTTATTTAAATAAATATTTCAATTTATTTTAAGAAGGGAGTAGACAATGGTTGAGTTATTTAGGTACAAGGATTCAGAGTTGGATAAGCTATTAAAAAGCATAGTAATTTTAATTGATACTAGAGAACAAGAGAATAGTCATATAAAAGAATATTTTGATAAGAAAAAGATTGAGTATGATATTCAAAAACTAGATTACGGAGACTATAGCTTTTACATTCCAAAGAATGAAGAGCTTGGCATTCCTAGAGATTTATATTTTGATAGCATAATTTCAATAGAGAGAAAAGGTTCACTAGAAGAATTAAGTGGTAATTTTACTAAGGACAGAGCAAGAATCGAGGAAGAATTTTCAAGAAAGAAAGGTAAATTACACTTAATGATAGAGGGTGCTACTTATGATGATATTGTATTGCATAATTACAATACACAGTATAATCCAAAGAGCTTTATAGCAACATTAAAAACTTTTGAAGTTAGATATAATATCAATACTTTTTTTGTAAGCAAAAAGGGTGCGGGTAATTATATATATTACACATTTGTTTATTATTTAAGAGAATATTTAAAAAATAAAATATAAGAAAGGAATGATATAAAATGGAAAACCAAGAACAAAATAATTCACAAGAACAGGAGCAACAAGAGATTGATTACAAGGCAGAATATGAAAAAATGGTTACTGAAAAAGAAAGAAATGAGACATTAAATAATTTTAGGAAGGTTATTGATGAAAGAGGATATTCATTAAATGAAGAAAGATTCTCATCTAAATGCGAGAATTATGACAATGCAACATTAAAGAGCTTTGCGGATATGATTGAATCTTTAGATAGAAAGCCACCAATATTAAGTGGAGGTACTCCAGCCGATCCAGAGAATTTAAGTCGTAGAATAAACCAAAAGACATTAACATTTACAGATGTTATAAATAAATAGAAAAGGAGCAATAAGAAATTATGGCAAATACAGATACAACATTATTGAAGGATAACTTAGTTGGTTCAGTACCAACAGAGGTATCAAATGAACTTATAAAATCAATAGTAAAGCAGTCAACTGCATTTACAGTTTGCAGACACCTACCAATGAAAGGACAAAAGAAGGTACTACCAGTACTTACTGACACTGGCTCAGCTTACTGGACTGGTGAAGGAGAGAAGATAGGGACTAGCATAATGGCTTTTGATTATCCCGAACTAGAGGCTCAAAAGTTAGCAGTTATTATCCCATGTACTAAAGAAAAAATGAACGATTCTACATTAAATGTGTTAGAAGAAATAAAAGAAGGTATAGCAGACGCTTTTTCAAGAGCAATAGATAAAGCAGTATTCTTTGGAGATTCATCACCATTTAAAAATAATCTATTAAAAATTTCAGAGAGTAAAAAGATAGTTGCGACTGATAAATTTGATATAGATATTAGCGGAGCTATGGGAAAGGTTGAAGATGAAGATTACACAGTAAATGCTGTTGTTACTCACAATGGTATGAAAAAGACTTTTAGGGAATTAAGAGATGGAAATGGAAATGCAGTTATAATTCCTGGTGGTATTAGTGGTTCACAAATATATCAAACGCCTATATTTATTCCTCAATCTAAAGCATGGGATAAGGCTAGGGCAGAGGTTATACTAGGAGATTTTACAAAGGCAGTAATAGGAACTAGAGAAGGCATAGAATATGAGATTTTAAAAGAGGCTACTGTAGGTAATATAAACTTAGCAGAGCATGACTTAATAGCTGTAAAATGCACTATGAGATTTGGTTTTGAAGTTGTAGACGGGAAAGCATTTTCTCAAGTAGCACCAAAGGCTTAATGTTTAAAAGGGTTCTTCATTATGAGGAACCCTATTATTTTATATATAGAAAGGATTGATTTAATGTTAACAGATAAACAAAAGTTATTTTGTAAGGAATACTTAAAGAGCGAAAATGCAACAGAGGCATATTTAAAAGCTTATAAATGTACGCCTAAGACTGCAAATAGTAATGGGTGCAAACTATTAACCAGAGAAGATGTAAAAGAATACATGGAAGAATTGGAGCGTACTGGAGGGTTTGAAGAGGCAACGGAACAGGAGATAAGAGAGTTCTTTACACAGACTATGAGAGATAAAAAGGCAGCTCTTCATTTAAGAATGAAATCAGCAGAGATACTAGGTAAAAACTTTGGTCTTACTGTAGAGCAAAAACCACAAAAAGAACAGATAATAAGAGTAGTAGAAGGCGGGGAGATAATTAATGAATAAGGCAATAGTTATTAAAGATTATATTAACATGATATTGCCAGCATACAGACCATATTTAAAAGATTATAAGACTAGAGTGAATATATTTTATGGTGGAGCTGGTAGCGGAAAAAGTAAATTTATAGTTCAGAAAATGTTATATAAGTTAATAAATGATAAAAGAAAATGTTTAGTAGTTAGAAAAGTAGGAGCAACAATTAGAGAGTCTATATTTGCAGAGTTCAAGACTCTAATATCAGATTTAGGGATATATAATGAATGTAATATTAATAAAACGGATATGACAATAGAATTACCAAATAAGAGTATATTTATATTCAAAGGGTTAGATGATTCAGAGAAAGTAAAATCTATACAAGGGATTGATGATATTATTATTGAAGAGGCAACAGAGCTTGTGGGAAATGATTTTACACAGTTAAATCTAAGACTTAGAAGCAAAAAGGAAAATCAACAAATTCATATAATGTTTAATCCAGTATCAAAGGTCAATTGGGTTTATAGATTATTTTTCAAGAAAAAATATAAAGGCGCTTTAATAGTAAAGACTACGTATAAAGATAATACATTTTTACCTAAAGATTATATTGAGAGTATAGAGAATTTAAAAGAAACTAATTTTGCTATGTGGGAGATATATGCAAATGGAAAGTTTGCCTCATTAGATAAGAGAGTATTTACTAATTGGGAGACACTAGAGTTCGATATAGAGGCAGTAAAAAGAGAAGAGGCTGAAATCGTCGCTAAGGATTTGGGTTTAAATGTAACCAGTTTAATAAATCCTAGGGGTAATCCATTCTTAAAAAATCACTTCACTAGAAAGACATATTTTGGCTTAGACTTTGGTTATACAAATGACCCAAGTGCTTTTATAGTATTCTTAGTAGATGAAAAGAAAAAACTTATGTGGATATATGATGAGTTTTATAGGAGTGGTATGTTAAATGAGGATATATATAATTTAATAGCATACAAAGGATATTCTAAAGAAAGAATTATAGCGGATAGTGCAGAGCCTAAGAGTATAGCAGAATTAAGAAAGTTAGGACTAAGGAGAATAAAGTCAGCAGAGAAGGGCAAGGATTCAATTATACATGGAATACAATATCTGCAAGGGTATAAGATATATATTCACCCAAAGTGTGTTAATACTATAATGGAATTTGAAAATTACACATGGCAAAAAGATAAAAAGACAGGAGAATATATAAATAAGCCTATAGATGATTATTGTCATTTAATAGATGCTTTAAGATATGGAGCAGAGGCAATAAGAAAAGGTAAAGGAATAAGAATGTTAGCATAAAATCAAAGGTAGTCTTGAATTGAGGCTACTTTTTTATTATTTAAAGGTAGACAGGGTAGACAGAAGGTAGACAAGTCAAAGTGTCTACCTCAAAGTATTAGTATTAGTAGGTTTAAAGGGTGGTAGACAAGTAGACAGGTAATTTACAACTAAAAATATTATAAATAACTATAATATAAGAACTATAAATAAATTAATAGAGTTGGGTTGACTAGATAGTGAGAATATGTATAATAGATTTAACAGAACCCGTCAAGCCTCTTCACAATGCGAAACTGATGGGACTTTTTTATATACGGGAAATGATTTGGGAAATAAATTTTACAGGTATAGAAATTTGCCCCCTTTTTTGCCCCTTATAGAATGGAATAATATAAAACTAACTGGAATAATATAAAAAGTTAAATGACTAAAATAGGGGCTTTAACACGTTTTAGTATTTATATAAACTTGAACATTTAGACTAAAGTGGTCTAG